GTAAAGTCGGCGCGCACCATGTTTCGAAACTTTCAAATAACTCGTTGATAACACTGGGGTTAATCAAAACCAATGGGCGGGCGAGGGAGTGGCGGTCGGCGGCCTGGGGCGGGACGGAAGCCGCCACGGTTTCATGTGGTGGAGATGGGCGCCGCGCCAGCCGTGACGGTACCGGCGGTGCCTGAGCCGCCGTCCTGGCTGAGCGCGGACGCGGCGACCATGTGGCGGGCGCTGGCTCCGCTGGCGGTGGAGCGGCAGACGTTGACGGCGGCGACGGCGCACAGCTTCGAGGTGCTCTGCCGGAATGTGGTGCTTGAGCGGCGGCTGGCGGCGGACCCGGAGACGGTGGGCGGGCCGAACCATCGGGGCATCCTGCAGCGGGTGGATGCCGAGCTGCTGCGGTTCGACCTGAGCCCGAACGGCAAGCCGCACGGGCAGGCCGCGGGGACGGCACCGGAGAAGCCCAAGAGCGCGCTGGAACGGCTGAAGGAGCGGCGGCAACAGATGAAGGTGGTGGGCTAGGGATGCCCCGCTTCACGCACCGGGTGGACCGCTACGCCGAGGCCGTGCTGGACGGCGGCATCTTGGCCGGGCCGCTGGTGCGGCTGGCCTGCCAGCGGCACGTGCGGGACCGGGAGCGGGCTGCGGCCGGCGGCTGGTATCAGTTCAGCGAGGCGCATGCGGACCAAATCCTCGACTTTTTCGAGGGCGTATTGCGGTTGCCGGATGTGGTGGACGAGACCGGGGAGGCATCGCCGTTCCGGCTCGACGTCGGCACGCAGTTCTGGGCCTTCGTCCTCGGCTCAGGGTTCGGGTGGGTGGACCGTGCGGGCCGGCGCCGGTTCCGAGAGTGGTATATCGAGGCTGGGAAGGGCACGGCCAAGGCGCTCGCCGTTGACACACCGATTCCGACCGTGGACGGTTGGAAGGCGATGGGCGACATTCAGCCCGGCGATGTGCTGTTCGACGAAACCGGAACCAGGACCACCGTGGTCGGTGCATATGACGTCATGCATGGTCACGAGTGTTACCGGATCACCTTTGACGACGGCAGTAGCATCGTGGCTGACGCTGAGCACTTGTGGGTGACGGAGCAGCGGAAGCACGGAACAGGCGACCACGGCGCCGCTGCCATGCGAGGCGTCCCGCTCTCTGAGCGAGGTTCGTGGCGGATGGGCGTCCGGACGACCGCCGAGATCGCGGCGACCTTGCGGTACAAGAACGGCCAGCACCTGAGCGCAAATCACTCGATCCGCCTAGCCGGGCCGCTGAACACAAGGCAAGCCTTCTTACCGATCGAGCCTTATGTCTTGGGCGTGTGGCTTGGGGATGGCGATTCGGATACCGCTAGAATCACGGTCGGCGCAGAGGACCGAGAAGCCATCGTCGGTGCGCTCCGGGCCACTGGAACCGACTGTGGTCCGTATCAGCCAACTAAGCTTGCGTACCGTGTCCGGATTGGTGGCAACGGTCGCAAGGGACCCAATCCGGAGAGCATGAACGCTCGGCTGAGGCGTGCTGGCCTCATCTGTAACAAGCACATCCCGAAAGCCTACCTGCGGTCGTCTGCCGACCAACGGCTGGCGCTCTTACAGGGGTTGATGGACACCGATGGAACCATCGACCCGCGGAATGGAGTCTGCACCTTTACATCGACGACGCCGGCTCTGGCCGACGGACTGTTCGAACTGGTGGTATCGCTCGGAATGAAGGCCACGCGGTCGGAGCGGCCGGCTCGGTTGAATGGGCGCGACGTTGGCACGGCGCATTATGTGCGTTTCAATGCGCCGGATGATCTAGCGCCGTTCCGTCTGGAGCGAAAGGCTCGGCATCATCGCAGACGGCATAACCGCAGGCGCCTGTCAGCCGATCGTCGGATCGTGGCATGTGAGAGGGTGCCGTCAGTGCCGGTGCGCTGCATCGCGGTGGACTCACCGTCGAGGCTTTTCCTGGCTGGTCGATCGATGGTCCCGACGCATAACACCCCCGTGCTGGCCGGCGTCGGGCTTTACGGCCTGACGATGGACGGCGAGCGGGCGGCGGAAATCTACGCCGCGGCCGCCGACCAGGACCAGGCCTCGATCATGTTCCGCGATGCGGTGCGGATTGCCAAGGCCTCGCCAGACCTCGATGCCGAGCTTGAGTATGACGGCGGCGCCCACATCTGGCAGATTCGGCACCCGTCCTCGCTGTCGTTCTTCCGGACGTTCAGCCGCGAGAGCGGCCAGAAGTCCGGCACGCGGCCACATATGGGGCTGCTGGACGAGCTGCATGAGCATCCCTCGCCGGAAACGTCGGTCAAGGTGCGCGCCGGGGCCAAGCGGCGGCCACAGCCGCTCTTCGCGGAGATCACGAACAGCGGATACGACCGGACGTCGATCTGCTGGCAGCGGCATGAGCATGCGCGGCGGGTGCTGGAGGGGACCGTCGAGGATGAGGCGCTCTTCGCTTACGTGTGTGCGCTGGATAACGGCTCCAGCGAGCATGTTCGTCAACATAGAAACGCAGTGCAGATAATGGTAAACTCCTGCACATGCGAGAGTGTGCCAATCACCCGGGTGAACGCGCTGTCTCAAGAGGTCTTTGCTCGGCTTGTTACCAAGCTTGGTACCGACAGCAGGGCGGAAATAGATGCCCAGAGCACCCGGGTCGACCAATCAGATCCGCCGGCGTCTGCGCCGTGTGCTACGACAGAGCGAGACGGAAGAGTCCTCAGTACCGAAAGCGGATCGCTGAATACCAGAAACGATGGGCCAAGAAGCACGCCGAGCGCCTCGCCAAGTACAAGCGCGATTGGTTGTCAACGAGGCCAGGATACAGACAGCAAAAGGCTAAGGAACAGAAACTCAGAGCCTACGGAATCGACAAGCCAGAGTTTGAGCGGCTCGTCACGGCCCAGGGTGGAGTCTGCGGGAGTTGCGGTAAGAAACCGCGCTTCTTCGTCATCGATCACGATCACGTCACTGGAAGATTTAGAGGACTCCTCTGTAAGCATTGCAACACAGGAATCGGCTTTCTCGGAGATTCTGTCGAGGGCCTACAAAGAGCACTCGCCTACCTGCTTCGTTCGTCAGCACTCATCGATCCACCAGGCATCGATCAGAATCAAGTATCCGGCTGACGAGCCCCTGACGGACCCGACGTGCTGGCCGAAGACCAATCCGTACATCGGCGTGTCGGTGACGGAGGACTACCTCCGGCGCCAGGTCGAGAACGCGAAGAACATCCCGGCGGAAACGAACAACGTGCTTCGGCTGAACTTCTGCGTGTGGACGCAGCAGCACACGCGGGCCATCGACATGGACCAGTGGCGGGCCTGCAAGCCGATGCCGGCCGAGTCGGAGTTGGTGGCTGCGGATTGTTTCGGGTGCCTGGACCTCGGCGAAACGGACGACTTCACCGCATGGGGGCGGCTCTGGACGTTGGCCGATGGGCGTGTGGCGGTGCGGATGCGCTACTTCATTCCACGGGCCACGCTGGAGAAGTACCCCAATCGACCCTACGCGCAGTGGCAGCGGGCCGGCCTCCTGACGGTGACGGAGGGGAACGTCACCGACTACGACGTGGTGCGGGCCGCCATCGAGGATGACTGTGCGGCCGCAGGCGTACAACAGGTGTTCTACGACCCCAAGACGGCCCGGGAAACGGCGCAGATCCTGATGGGTCGCGGGCTCGATATGGTGCCCATCGCGCAAGGGTTCGCGCTGCACGAGGCGATTACGCGGCTGCTGGCGCTCGTGTCGGACGGGGATCTGTGCCACGGGGGTGACGAGATCCTGGCGTGGATGGCCGACAACACGGTGATTCTGACGGGGGCCCGGGGCGAGAAGCGGATCGACAAGCAGCGGGCGCCGGAGAAGATCGACGGGATTGCGGCGCTCGTGATGGGCATTGATGGGGGGCTGGTGCGGCGCGAGCGGGTGGCGCCGAGTTACCAGATGTTCTTCGCGGGAGGAGGCGCATCGTGAGCGACGATCCGCAGATCCTGACGTTCGGGCCGACGCGGCGGGGCCGGCCACCACTCGTGCGCGGCGAGTCATCCGAGCGTGTGTGCGTGCGGCTCGCCGAGAGCGAGTACGACCTCGCCTACAAGATGGCCACGGCGAATCGGCTGTCGGTGCCGGAATTGATGCGGCAGGCGTTCCGGCACCTCGTGGCCGATCAGCGCGGCGGCGTATTGCGCTATCCAAAATAGGCGACAGGCCCGTCATGGCCTGAGGCTTGACGCTGAGCCATGCTCAGCGACCAGCGAGCCTACTCGCTCCTCACGGTCAAATCGGTGGACGAGGATGCCCGGATCATCACGGGCATCGCCACGACGCCCGAAACCGACCGGATGGGCGACGTCGTCGAGCCCAAGGGCGCGCAGTTCAAGCTCCCCATCCCGCTGCTCTGGCAGCACAACGCCCACCAACCCATCGGCCATGTGACCGCGGCCCGCGTGACGGCTGACGGCATCGAGATCACGGCCCAGATCACCAAGTTCGACGAGCCCGGCGCCCTCAAGGATCGGCTCGATGAGGCGTGGCAGTCGATCAAGGCCGGCCTCGTGCGCGGGCTCTCCATCGGGTTCAAGGCGATCGAGTCGGCTCGTATCGAGGGCACCTACGGCTATCGGTTCCTCAAGTGGCTCTGGCTGGAACTCTCGGCGGTGACGATCCCCGCCAACAGCGAAGCCACCATCACCGCGATCAAGTCTTTGGACGCGCCGTTCCTCGCCGCGACTGGCACACAGGACGGCCGTCCTCACACACCCCGCGACAGGGGTCCTGTCCGCCGGCTGTCCAGCCGTGGGACTTCCATGAAGACGTACACCGAACAGATCAAGGATTTCGAGGCGACTCGGGCGGCCAAAGTGGCCGAGCGGGACGCGATTCAGCAGAAGGCGTCCGGTGAAGGCCGGGCCAAGGACGAGAGCGAGCGCGAGCAGTTCCAGACGCTCAGCACGGAGATCGACCAGATCGACGCCGAGCTGAAGGACCTGCGCACGCTCGAGCAGGCGGCCGTCACCAAGGCCGTCCCGGCGGCGGGTGGCACGGCCGACGAGGCCGCGCGGTCGCGTGGCGGGGCGCCGGTCATTCGCGTGGCGGACCCCGAGCTGCCGAAGGGCATCGCGTTCGCGCGCTACGTGGGCTGCAAGGCTGCCTCGGCGGTGCATCTGCGGAGCGGCAACTTCATCTCACCGCTCGAGCTCGCCAAGCAGCGGTATCCGAGCATGGCCGGCCTTCATGCCGTGTTCGAGAAGGCGGCTGTCCCGGCTGGCACCACGTCGGGCTCGAACTGGGCCGATGACCTCGTGCCGTACAAGGTGCTCGCGAACGACTTCATCGAGTACCTCCGCGGCAAGACGATCATCGATCGCTTCGGCCAGAACGGCATCCCGGCCCTGCGTCGTGTCCCGTTCAACATCCGCGTCGGTGGCTTCAGCGCGGGGACCACGGGCTACTGGAAGGGCGAGGGCAAGCCCACGCCGGTGAGCAAGGCGACCAGCACGAACGTGACCCTCACCTGGGCGACGGTGTCCGGCCTGACGGTCATCACCAAGGAGCTGGCCACGCACTCGACGCCCTCGGCGGAAACCGCGCTGCGCGACGACATCGCGGCGGCGGTGGTCGCGCGGATGGACATCGACTTCGTCGACCCGGCCAAGGCCGCGGTCGCGAACACCTCGCCGGCCTCCATCACCAACGGCCTCGCGGCGAACGCCCCCTCGGGCACGGCGGCGGTCAACGTGCGGAAGGATCTGGCCACGCTGCTCGCGGCCTTCGCGACGGCCAACCTCGGGCGGTCCAATCTCGTACTGATCATGTCGGACACCATGGCCGGCAACATCGCCATGATGGTCAACGCGCTCGGCCAGCCGGACTTCCCGCAGATGGATCTGTCGGCGGCCGTCCCGCGGCTGCACGGGATCCCGGTCATCACGTCGGAGCACCTGACCTCGGTCGGGTCGCCCTCGACGCAGACGATCGTGCTGGTCAAGGCCGACGAGGTGTACCTGGCCGATGAGGGCATGGTCGACGTCGAGGCCAGCTTCGAAGCGTCGGTCGAAATGCTCGACTCCTCGCTGCAGCAGGACGGCACGGCGGGCACGGGTGCCTCACTGGTCAACCTCTGGCAGTCGGGCCTGATCGGCCTGCTCGCCAATCGCGAGGTCAACTGGAAGCTGCGCCGCTCGACGGCGGTGGAGTACATCTCGCCGGCCGCCTACGCGCCGCCGTCCTCGTAGTGAGGTGATTTGTGGCTGACGTCACCAATACCTACTACGAGAACACGACCGACATCGGGTACGGCACCCAGCTCCTGGTCGACCAGGGCGCCTCACCCACGACGTGGGCGGCGGTCAAGGGCGTCGTCTCGATCAAGCTCGGGAAGCTCACGAACGAGAAGATCAAGCGCTCGCACCTGCGGTCGCCGAACCGGGCGCACGAGTACACCACCGGGCTGGCGGACTACGACGCCATCTCGGTGCGCGTGAACTGGGACCCGAACCACGGCTCACAGAATCAGGCCGGCGGGGCGGGCGACGGCTTCACGGGCGCGGGGCTGCTCGGCCTGAACATCTCGCAGGCGACGACCAACTTCAAGGCCGTCTTGACGATCGACGGGGCGACCTTCGAATGGCCGTTCTCGGGCAAGGTCATTTCGTTCGACCCGCCGGAGATCACCAACGACGGCTTACTCGAAGCGACGTTCGAGATCCAGCCGGTGAGCGACTACCGCGGCGACCTGCCGTAAACCACGCCACGCGGGCGGATGGACATCTGTGCCATCCGCCCGACTTCCCGCGATTGGGAGCACTTATGCGGACGATCGTTGCCCTGAAGCCCTGCCCGCAGGGGCAGCAGCCCGGTGAGTCCTTCACCGTGCCGGACGCGCATGCTGCGGCGCTCGTGCTGGTGGGGGCTGCCAAGTACGCCGCCGACGACGAGACGGATCGCCCGCGGCGGCGCTACATTCGCCGCGATCTCAGGGCAGAAACCTAGATGCGGATCTTCGGCCTGGAGATCACGCGCACGAAGGCGGCCGTTGCGCCGTTGGCGTCGGCCGAGTGGAACGCCGGCGCGTGGTTCCGTATCCGTGAATCCTTCGCGGACGCGTGGCAGCGGGGCGTCGTCTTCGACAATTCGTCCATCCTGAAGCAGAGCACGGTGTGGGCCTGCCTGACGCTGATCATGCAGGACATCGGGAAGCTCGAGCCGCGGCTGGTGGAGCGGCACGGGGACATCTGGGAGCCGGTGGAGAATCCGGCGTACACGCCCGTCCTGCGGAAGCCCAATCACTACCAGAACCGCATCAAGTTCTACGAGGGATGGATCGCGTCGAAGTTGACGCAGGGGAACACGTACGTCCTGAAGCGCCGCGACCGGCGCGGCGTGGTCGATGCGCTGTATCTGCTCGACCCGGAGCGCGTCAAGGTGCTCGTCGCGCCGGATGGATCGGTGTACTACCAGCTTGGGGCTGACAACCTTGCGGGTATCGGCTCGGCGGTCATGGTGCCGGCGCGGGAGATCATCCATGACGTCGGCGTGGCGCTCTATCACCCGCTCTGCGGGCTGCCGCCGCTCGTCGCCTGCGCGCTGTCGGCCTCGCAGAGCCTGAGCATCCAGCAGTCCTCGCTGAAGTTCTTCCAGAATCACTCCAAGCCGGGCGGCGTGCTCACGGCGCCCAATCGCATCAGCCAGGAGACGGCCGATCGCATCAAGGCGCACTGGGAGGCGAACTTCGCGGGCGAGGACAGCATCGGCAAGGTGGCCGTGCTGGGGGACGGGCTGAAGTACGAGCCGATGGCGGTGACGGCGGTGGATGCCGAGCTCGCCAAGCAGTTGGCGTGGACCGACGAGAAGATCTGCTCCGTCTACCACGTGCCGCCGTTCATGGTGGGCGTCGGGCCGCAGCCCACCTACGACAACATCGAGAAGTTCACGCTGCAGTACTACCAGCAGGCGCTGCAGAATCCGCTCGAATGCATCGAGTTGTGCTTGGACGAAGGACTGGAACTCGGGTCCACGCTGGGCATTGAGTTCGACATCGAGGGCGGGCTGTTCCGCATGGACTCGGCCACCAAGATGAAGAACGCGACCGAGGGCGTGAAGGGCGGCGTGGTGTCGCCGAACGAGGCGCGGCGCAAGTTCAACCTGCCTGGCGTATCGGGTGGGAGCACCCCCTACCTCCAACAGCAGAACTACTCGCTTGCGGCGCTGGCCAAGCGGGATGCACAGGCCGACCCGTTCGGACGCACGCCGGCCGCTGCGCCAGCCGCGCCGCCAGGGGGAGGCGGCGGCGACGACGACAGCGACGAGTCGGTCGATGCCATCCGTTCTGCGGCCCTGCTGCACCTCAAGTCAAAGGCGTGCGCCATGCGTGACCGCTACAGGAAGGAGGCCGCGTGACGCCCGCCCTTGCGGATGCCGTGCTGGATGCTATCGCGACGGTGACCGAGCCGCTGTTCGCGCGCATCAAGGCGCTGGAAGCCGAGATGGTGGTGGTGAAGAGTGCGGCGCCGCTGCCGGGGCCGGCCGGGCCGCAAGGCGAACGCGGGCTCCCGGGCGAACGCGGGGAGAAGGGTGAGCCGGGCGAGCGGGGGGCACAAGGCGAGAAGGGCGAGGCCGGACAACCGGGCGACCGTGGCGACGTTGGGCCGCAGGGCGACCGCGGCGAGAAGGGCGCGGATGGCCTGGGGATGGCCGACGCCATGATCGACCACGACGGCCGCCTGATTCTCACGCGCACGGATGGCACCACCAAGGTGCTCGGCGTGGTCGTCGGGGCGAAGGGCGAGCCCGGCCGCGATGGGCGCGACGGGATCGAGATCGACCACCTGATGGTTGAGCAGGTCGATGAACGGTCGTTTGCGGTCAAGGCGGTGCAGGGCGAGATCGTGCGGACGCTCGGCGCGTGCTCGATGCCGGTGGTCATCTATCGCGGCGTCTGGGAGGCCGGGCGCACCTATCAGGCGGGTGAAGCGGTGACCTGGGGCGGGTCATTGTGGATCGCCAAGAGTGAGACGACGGCCAAGCCGGAGGACCACGGTGCGGTGCGGGCGTGGCAGTTGGCCGTCAAGCGCGGCGCTGAGGGCAAGCGGGGGCCCCAGGGCGAGAAGGGCGAGCGCGGCCCCCAGGGCGAGCAAGGCATGCGAGGACCGGATCGATGGTGACGACAGCGGTGCGCGAGGCCAGCACGATGCAGGGCTATGGCCCTGTCCCTGTGCCAGTACTTTGGCCGGGCGAGACGGTCGTGTGCCTGGGCTCTGGGCCGAGCTTGGCGCAGACCGATGTCGACGCCTGCCGGGGCCGTGCGCGCGTGATCGCGATCAAGGATGCCGTGCGGCTCGCGCCGTGGGCCGATGCGCTCTACGGGGCGGGCGCGGACGCAGGTGGGGACACCTGGTGGAAGCGGTACGGTCCGTCGTTGACGTTCACAGGCCTCCGCTACTGCCTCGACCCGAAGGCGGCGGCGTGGGCGAGTGTCTTGGTGCCCGGGCCGGCGCAGGGACTCACGTCCGACCCGGGGCAACTGGCGACGGGCGGACACTCGGGCTACTCGGCCATCAATCTGGCGCTGCATCTCGGGGCGCGTCGGATCGTGCTGCTCGGGTACGACCTGCAGGCGACGGGCGGGCAGGATCATTTCTTCGGCAGCCATCAGCACGGCCATTCCGGGCGCATGCTCCCCTTCGGCCTGTTCCAGTATCACTTCCCCTCCATCGTGCCGGCGATCGAGGCGCGGGGCGTGACGGTGGTCAACGCCTCGCGCGCCACGGCGCTGACGCTCTTCCCACGGATGTCGGTTGCGGGGGCGCTCGCATGAAGGGCGACTTGCGCGTGTTCATCGGGTGGGATCGGACGGAGCCGGCCGCGGCCGCGGTGCTCGCGCACTCGATTCTGACGCGGGCTACGGCTCCGGTGCTGATCGTGCCGCTCACGCGCAGCAGCCTGCAGCAGACCTACCTACGGGCGCGCGCGCCCACGGAGGCGACCGAGTTCTCGTTCACGCGGTTCCTGGTCCCCTACCTCTCCCGCTACGAGGGGTGGTCGGTCTTCATGGACTGCGACATGCTCTGCCAGGCCGACATCTGGGAGTTGATGCTCTACGCGGTGTCGCAGCGCGAGAAGGCCGTGCTCGTGTGTCAGCACGACTACGTGCCGAAAACCGCGACGAAGATGCAGGGCCAGATCCAGACGCGGTATCCGCGGAAGAACTGGTCGAGCCTGATGGTGTTCAACAACGCCAAGTGCCGCACGTTGACACGTGATTACGTCAACACGGCGAGTGGGGCGGACCTCCATCAGTTCGTGTGGGTGCCGGACGAGCAGATCGGATCGTTGCCGCTCACCTGGAACTGGCTGGTGGGGGAATACGCGCCGAACCCAGACGCCGAGCTGCTGCACTACACGCTCGGGGGGCCGTGGTTTCCCGAGCAGCAGGACTGCGACCACGCGGATCTCTGGCGGCGCGAACGTGACGCGATGCTTGGCGTTGCACCGGCCACGGGGTGGCGTGGGCTGCTGCAGCGGGTGATCGCATGAGCGCCGCCTTCGCCACCGACGTGGAGCTCGTGACCTTCAAGCCGACCGTGGATCGGGCGCTGAAGTTCTTTCGCACGATGGGCGCGACCGGCGCTGCGGCCGGGATTCGTGTGACCAAGTCTGAGGCCTATCACGGACATGGCCGCTGGTTGATGTTCTGGGGGCCCGGCGATCCGGCGCGCGCGGCGGCGATGCAGCAGCATGTGGCGCGGGGGGGGCGCGCGATTGCGTGGGATCTGGGCTATTGGCAGCGCGACGTCGCCATGCGGGTCTCCATTGACGCCGCGCACCCCTCCGCGTGGGTGATGCGTCGAGACTGGCCGGCCTCGCGGCTCAGGGCGGCCCGTGTGACGGTCGCGGATCACTGGCAGCCGACCGGTCCGATCGTGGTGGCGGGCCTCGGGGACAAGGCGCGCGTGCAGTACGGCGCGGCGGCGGTCGATGCGTGGGAGCTGACGATGGCGCAGGCGTGCCAGGCGCGCTGGCCAGGGCGCCGGATCGTTTACCGGAAGAAGCGAGCGACGGCGCCTGCGCCGGCGTGGGCGGCGTCCGTGTCGTCTGGGGCCACACCAATCGAGAGCGTCTTGACGGGGGCCTCGCTGGTGATCACCTGGCACTCCAACGTCGCGGTGGACGCGATCCGGCTGGGCATCCCGGTCATCTGTCGGGACGGCGCGGCCGCGGCGGTCTGCCCCTCGACGTTGGGGAGCGACGATCCGCAGCCGCTGGCGCCGGATCTCCGGCAACGGTTCTTGGCCAATCTCGCGTGGTTCCAGTGGACACCCCACGAGGCGCCGCAGTGCTGGGCCTTCTTGCGGGAGTTGCTCGCATGACGCGCGCCTCTGGATCAGACGGTCACGGCATGACGCCCGCTCAGGCTACTCGACCGATTAGCGGCCTGCTCGGCAGCAGTGCTCCATCGGCAGTTGTCAGGCGCGTAGTTGCCATTGTTATCAATACGGTCAATCGTGGTGCCCTTCGGTCTTGGCCCCATGTCAACGAGAAAGCTCTCAAAGGAGTGCCATCGGTCGCACACAGTGATGCCACGGCCACCGTATCTGGAGAAGCTGGCATTGCGAGGATTCCTGCATCGTTCATGCATCGCGGACCAACTATGGTACTCCGGCGTGGAACGCTGATCGGACGCATGCCCATGCTTGGTGATGGCGTCTCGGTTCAGGCACCCGCAACTCTTCGTGTTGGCTGTGGTGAGGCTGCTGCTGATCACCGTAGTCTCTGCGCCACAGTCGCACCGACACTTCCAGAATATCAGGCCAGCGGCGCTGCGCTTATCGGTCGCATGCATGGCGACAAGACGGCCAAATCGGAGGCCGGTCAGGTCTCGCGCATGCGTTCGGCATCCGCAACTAACTACGTGGCCATGACGCAGGTGGTCGGCGCGAACGGACTTAACGACTCCGCAGACGCATCGACAACGCCACATTCGCTGCTGGCGGTGTTCGGTGTCTGCGGCTATCACGTTGAGCATTCCGAAGGACAGGCCGGTCAGGTCAAGAGTCTGACATATGCTTTTCTTAGCCATGCACGCTGCTCCTTGATAGCAGTGGGTGTGGTGAGAGGTCGAACGCTGTTACTGCAGCGTTCGACCTCGCCAATTATACCTCCGTCGATGGGGGTGGCGGCATGAAGTACCAGCACAGTTGGGCGTTTCCAGACGCCGACTGCTTCATGCTGAACGAACTGTCGCCAGCCGGCGAGTATCAGCGGTCGCATTTGGAAGCTGCGCTGCGGCACGTCATTAATTGGACGTGCGCCATTGATGGCGGCGCCCATGTCGGTACAAGTTCACGTCTGATGTCGGCACGCTTCGCCAAGGTGTTGGCCTTCGAGCCGGCGCCGGATACGTTCGCCTGCCTGGTGGAGAACATGGCGGCGCATGGGGGCCGGAACGTGACGTGTCACAAGGCGGCGCTCGGGGCGCATCCGGGCCGCGTGCGGATGGCCCTCGATGCCAAGAACGCCCAGCGCGGCAACACGGGTGCGCGGCACACGGTGGAGGGTGACGACGTCGTGGTGATGCCCATCGACAGCCTGGGCCTCAACGACGTGGGCTTTCTCAAGCTGGACATCGAGGGGTCGGAGCCGATGGCCCTCATGGGGGCGCGTGACACCCTCGCCCGGTGCCGCCCCGTGGTGCTGGTCGAGGACAAGGGGCATTGGGTGACGCACTACGGCCTGCCCAAAACGGCCGTCCGCGACATTCTGACCGCGCAGCGGTACCGCCTCGCGGAGACGGTGGGCTGTGATCAGGTGTGGGTGCCGGCATGATCACCGCTCGGATCGACGCGATTACGGCGATTCCTGATCAGGCCCTTCGGGTCGATGCCCCGACGCCGCGGAGCGTGAAGATCGAACTCTGCGGCCGGTGTAATTATCGCTGTGGCTTCTGCGCGATTCGTGCGCGCGAGGCGCAGCCGACGATGGACATGGCCTGGCCGCTCTTCACGCGGATCACGCGCGAGATGGTCGAGGCGGGCGTCGAGGAGATTGGGCTCTTCTATCTCGGCGAGCCGTTCCTCGCGTCGGATCTGCTGGTCCGGGCGGTGCGGTATCTGAAGGCGGAGCTCGGTGTGCCGTATGTGTTCGTGACGACGAACGGGTCACTCGCCACGCCGTCGCGGGTGCGGGCGGTCATGGCGGCGGGGCTGGATTCGTTGAAGTTCTCAATCAATGCGGCCGACGATCGGCAGTTTGCCGACGTGATGCAGGTGACACCGCGGCTCTACACGCAGGCGTTAGCACATGTGCGGGAGGCCCGGGCCATTCGGGAGGCCGAGGGGTATGCGTGTCGGCTCTACGCGAGCTCGATCCGGTATGACGGCGAACAACAGGCCCGGATGGAGGCGCTGCTCGCGGCGCAGGTGCTCCCCTACGTAGATGAGCACTACTGGCTCCCGCTGTATTCGATGGGGAGCGTGGCGACGGCACGTGAGGCCGAGCTCGGGTATCGCCCGATTGCCGGGAATCAGGGGCGGATCGGGGCGCTCCGGGACCCCCTGCCCTGCTGGTCGGTGTTCACCGAGGGGCATGTCACCTCACGCGGTCATCTCTCGGCGTGCTGTTTCGATGCCGATGACCGATTCAGCATGGCCGACCTGAACGAGCAGGCTTTCAGCGAGGCGTGGCACTCGTCGGTGTTTCAGGCGCTCCGGGCGGCTCATTTGCGGCGCGACGTGTCGAACACGATCTGCGCCTCGTGCGTGGCGTACCGATGAACATCTTGATGATCGGGAGCGGGAAAGGCGTCTGGGAGATCCGCGGCCAGCAGCTCGGCGCGGCGCTGGGCGCGCGGGTCTGCGAAGCGCCCACCACGGCAGATCTGACGTGGGCGGATGTCGTGGTGCTGGTGAAGCGGGCGCCACTGGCCTACGCCGCGCAGGCGCATCGCCTGGGCACGCCCGTAGTGTGGGATCCCGTCGATGCCTGGGCGCAGCCGGCCCAGAACGGCCTCACGGCCGCGGCCGCTCGCGACTGGCTCCAGATGGAGGTCGCCCGGCGCGGTGCCGTCCTGACGCTCGGGGCCACGCAGGCGATGGCCGAGGCGGCGGGGGCCACGGGCGCCTACCTGTCCCATCACCATCGCGTCGGGCTGCGTCCGGCGCCGGTGCGCGAGACGGTGCAGGCGGTCATCTATGAGGGGCGGGCCGACTATCTCGGGCGGTGGGCGGGTATCCTGACGCGCCTGTGCGCGGCCCGCGGCTGGCGGTTCCTCGTCAATCCGCCGGATCTCCGCGAGGGGGATCTCTTCGTCGCGTTCCGCGATGGCGTCTGGGACGGCTACATGCCGCGCGAATGGAAGAGCGGCGTCAAGGTGCTCAACGCGATGGCGGTCGGCCGGCCGATCATCTCGCAGGCGATGGCGTCCGCCCGGGAGATCCAGCCGCCGGGGCACAGCCTGATCGAAACAGAGGGCGAGCTCGAGGCCGCCCTCGACCTGTGGGCGGACCGTGATCGTCGGGCCGCGGTGGCTGAGCAGTGCGCGGCCGTCGCGCCGCGGTACAACGTAACGGCGATGTCGCAGACCTACCGCGCACTCCTGGAGGCGGTGGCATGTCCCGCGTGATGCCGACCACCATCTCGGTGATCACGCCCTCGACGCTGCTGGCGGTCGACCTGGATTGGGCCCGGTCGCATCTCAAGTCGGTCACCAATGACGAGGATGTGCTCATCGAGTCGTGGGTATTGGCCGCGCAGACCTACTTCACCGAGTACACGAGCCGCCCGATCGGCCGCACGACGTACGAGTTGTGGCTGGATGGGTTCCCGTACGAGCGCAAGATCGAGTTGCCGCACCCGCCGCTGCTCGAGGTGGTGTCGTTCCAATACGTGAAGGCGGACGGGACGGTGGCGGATGTCACGGATGGCGGCTCACCGGAAGGGCTCTGGCAGAGCAAGACGCCTGGTGGCGTCTACGCCCGTCGGGGGTGGGTGGAGCTCACCGAGGGGTCTGCCTGGCCGATCGCGAAGGATGAAGCGGCCGCGGTGCGCATTCGCTACGAGGCCGGCTACACCGACAGCGACGGGGACGCGCCGGATCTCGTCAAGGCGGCCGTCATGCTGCTCGTCGGGCAGTTCGACCAGTTCCGATCGAACACGCACATGTCGGAGGGGGCGCGACTCGACCAGCTGCCGATGGGCGTGGATCAGATGTTGGCCGCCTTCAAGTACTCCGCGTTGCCGTCGCAAGTGTTGCACTGGCCATGAAGGCGATCAATGTCGGCGCGTTCGTGCATCAGGTCACCATCCAGTCGCGCACGGCTGGCGTGGATGCCTCAGGCGCGCCGTCCGAGACGTGGGCCACGCTCACGACCGCCTGGATGGCGCGGACGATCGTCAACGGCGGCGGGGAATCCTTCAAGGCCGACCAGCTCTCGGGAGCCATTGTGACGCAGTGGACGATGCGGTATCTCGACACGATGGACCCGGACCAGGTCGATGTCCCGGCCTCGCGGCGGCTGCTCTACTTCGGTCGGGTCTACGACATCGTCCAGGCGGAACTGCTCGATCGTCGCGTGGGCATTCTCCTGCGGACCTTGGCGCACACGGCGGTGTCCGCATGAAGATGACACTCCGTGTCGAGGGCGGCGAGCGGCTGGCGCGGACGCTCAACGAGTTGCCGACGCGGGTGGGAAAGTCCGTGCTGCGTGAGGCGCTGCGCACGGCGAGCGCGCCGATTGTGCGGGCCCGAATCGAAGGGATGGCGCCGCGGGACCCGGGGGCGCCGGATCTCGCGGCCCACATCGTCGTGAGCACGGGCCGGGCCAAGAGTGGGCCGGAGGCGGCCATCGTCGTCGGGCCCTCCACGGCACACCGCGAGGATCAGCCGAAGCGGCGCTTTGACCGGCAGGGTGTCTATCTGGAGTTCGGCACCAGTCGGATCGCGATGCAGCCGTTCATGCGGCCGGCGTTCGACCAGACGGTGCCGCAGATGATCGCGGCCTTGTCTGGGGCGCTGTGGCGAGCGCTGATTGCGCGCGGGTTCGGATCGACGCGCGGAAGCGGCGGGGGGACAGGGCTGTGAGTGATGCCGTGGCCGTCGTTCGCGATCGGTTGCTGGCGGTGAGTGGTGTGACGGATCTGGTGAGCACGCGGATCTATGCCGGGTTCCTGCCGCAGTCGCCCACGTTACCGGCGGTGCTGGTGCAGCGGGTCGGGGAGGTGCAGACGGCGCACCTCCGCGGCGGGGAGCAGATGCGGGTGACGCGGGTGCAGGTCACCAGCATCGCGACGAGCCGGGCCTCGGCGGTCGCCGTAGACGCGGCGGTGGAGGGCGACGGCGCCGGGAGCGGCCTATCGCACTGGTCGGGCAGCGTGGGCAGTCCGGCCGTGACGGTGCGGTGGACGGAACCGGCGGGCGTCCGCGAGGACTACGACCCGGACGAATTGCGGCAATACCGGATCAACCGGGATTACCGCGTGCATCACAGGTAGGAGCGATGGCGAATCCAGAACGCGGTGAAGTGTCCATCACGGTCGGCGAGACGACCTACACGATGGTGTTCAACATGGGCGCGATGATCGCGGCCGAAGAGAAGGCCGAGGCGATCGGGATGCCCCTCACCTGGGACGAGATCGTGACCCGGGCGGACAAGGGGAGCGCCCGGTGCTTCCGGCTGTTCATTTGGGCGATGTTGTCGAAGCACCATCCGCAGCTGACGCTCGACCAGGTGTCCGACCTCATCGACCAGGTGGGCGGGGCGATCGGGATGCAGCGGGCGGTGCAGGCGGCGCATCGGGGGCTGCAGCCGGATCCGAAGGACGCACAGGCCCTGGGGCCCGCGCCGCGCCCTCGCAGGGCTCGGGCCGTCAATGGGACTGGCGCGAGATCGACCTCGCGGCCCGTCGCATCGGTCTGAGCCGGGAGACGGTGTTCGACATGACCCTGCGCGAATGGTTCCGCGAGTTGGTGGCGGCGAAGGAGCGCCAGGAAGAGATGCGTGATCGCGATCTCTCGCTGGCGTGGCATATCGCCGCCCTGACGCGCGGCACCAAGGGGTTGCCGCCACTCGATCGGCTATTGCGGCGCAAGAGTCGTGGGCCGCGGCAAACGGTGAAGGAACAGATCGCAATGTGGCAGGTGGCCGCCGCACGGTTCGGCGGCGCGTTTCGGCCCGTGGCCCCAGAGACGGTGACCCATGGCTAGCCAGTCCGCGACCGTCGGGATCCTGCGCGTCTTGCTCTCGGCCAATTCGGCCGAGTTCGAGACGGCGATGGGTCGCACCACGAAGTCGTTGGGCGACGTGGGCAAGCAGGGCTCGGCCATGAGCGCGGTGATGACCGGCGTGGTCGCGGGCGGGGTGGCCGCGGTGGCGACGGCGGCGATCAACCTTGCGCACACGCTCGGCACGACGCTGGTTAACAGCATCGGCGAGGTGATCACGCGCGGCGGGGAGGTCGCCGGCATTGCGCAGTCGTTCGAGCGGCTGTCCGGCGGCGCCGGCCAAGCGGAAAGCGCATTGGGGACGCTCCGCGAGGCGACGCGCGGACTGGTCTCCAATTTCAACCTGATGCAGTCCAGCAACAAAGCCATCCTGCTCGGGCTGGGGCTGAGTGAGCTGGAGATGGGGGACCTGGCGAAGACGGCCACGGTCCTCGGTCGCGCCATGGGCATGAATGCGACCAAGTCGCTCGATGATCTGATCACGGCGCTCGGGCGTTCGAGCCCGATGATTCTCGACAACCTCGGCCTGACCGTGAAGCTGGGCGAGGCGAACGAAGCCTACGCAGCCAAACTCGGGAAGACGGCCACCGACCTGACCGACGCCGAGAAGAAGCAAGCCTTCATGACGGCCGCCATGGAAGCGGCGCGTACGAAAGTGGCCGAGCTGGGCGAGTCGCAACTCACGCTCACGGAGCGGTTGCAGCAGGCGAGCACGTGGTACCAGAATGTCTTCGACCGCGTGTCGCGTGGCATTGTCGAATCCCCTAAGCTGGCCGCGGCCTTCGATGGCATTGCGCGGTCGCTGGTGATTGCCTTCGGTGGTGACAGTCAGAACCTCGTATCGGCCATCATCGGGCTCGTCGAAGGCTTGGCGAGTTCCGCCCTGACGACGGCACAGGCCGCCATTGGTGCGGCGGATGGCATCGTGCGCGCGTGGTACTACGTTCAGGGCGTGTTCTACGGCTCCATGGACGCGATTCTGTCGGTGGAGTCTGGGTTGCGTGGGCTGGCGGCGTCGGCCTTTGAGATGGCCGCGAAGACCCCCGGTATCGGTAGCGCGTTCGATGGCGTGGCGTCCTCTATGCGGGCGGCGGCGAACGAGACGACCGCGCTGCGCGACCAGTATCGACAGTCAGCGGCGGATGCCAACACGGCGGCCACCGGGCAGAATGCGTTCTCGCAGACGGTGCAGCAGGTGCAGTTCGCGCTGACCGATGCGCAGGCGGCGATGGGCGCGGCGAAGACGGCCACGCGCGACGTGGGCACGTCGGCCAGCCAGGCCAAGCCCCCGATTGATGCGCTCGGCGCGTCTCTCACGGCCACCGGCGCACGGGCGCGAGGAGCGGCCGGCGATCTCAAGGTCATCACAGGCGAGCTCGACAACATCACGCGGTTTCAGATCGCCGGCATCCTGCATGACGACCTCGTGGAGTTCAAGAC